GGAGTATAAGAATGAGGATGCTATCATTGCTTATCGTGATTACTGCATTAACGAAAAACACTATGCCAAATGGGAACGCAATAGAGCTAAGCCTGTATGGTGGACAACACAGGAGGTTGCATGAATTATATATACGAAAGAATGATGTCTGAAGGAGAGACAGCTATCTTTGATAGAGATGAACTCAGAAGATTTGAAGCTTATGTAGCTGAAAACTATACAGAATTTTATGAAAGCAAAGCAGGATATGAGATAGAAAAGCAAGGAGAAGAGTTCCTTGTCACGTTATTTAAAAATCCTGTTATAACAATGGAAGATATTTTGCTTGACATTAGAGATTAATTAGTGTATAATGCACTCATTAAAACGCCAAACCAAAGGAGGATTATATGGCAGTATTAGAAGGAAAAGCCTATTGGGCATCAGTAACAACACCAAACACTACGTTTGAACCTGTTTACACAGTGGATTTAGTAGTGGCTGATGATGTTGCAAATGACTTTGAAGCTCGTGGTTTTAAAGTAAAAGAATTATCCGTAAAGGATGAGGGTGGTAATGCAACACCAATTGGTAGAGCTATTACTATTAAGCGAAAAGTAAATGGACCGAATGGCATGGTGCGAAATGCTCCTAAACTTTTTGATAAAAATAAAGATACTTTGGATACCATTGTAGGAAACGGTTCGACTGTTAAAGTACAGTACAACGAATGGGAAACAGACAACAAGTATGGTCAATTCAAAGGTCTTGATTTCCAAGCTATGCAGGTGTTAGACCTCGTATCTTTGAAATCTCAAGATGGTTCTGAGTTAGATGCTTTCGGAGACGGAGAAGAATTCTAATGATTATTACCATTAAAAATGATGAAGGTGTGGAAACACATTATGACATCAATAACATTGCAGATGAGCAGAAGAAGCAGGAAGCTACTGTGATTGTGCAAAAGGTGGGCAATTTACAAGTCCACATTGAGGCTTTAGACTTTGCAAGTCGTACACATCGAGCAAACTTAGAAGAGTTACTCAAGGGTACAGACGAAGCTATCGTTGAGCCTACGCCTGATGTAGTCGAAGAAGATTCAAAAGAATCTTAATTGATACATCTATCTCCAATAAAGCCTCTCTATTTTAGGGAGGCTTTTCTTTTTATAGGAATTAATTATGAATCAAAGTAAATTTGTAAAGTATCATGTGCCATGTCCTGAGTGTAAGAGCACTGATGCATGTTCAATAAACGAGGATGGTTCAGCTAAATGTTTTAGTTGTGATGCCTTTTTTCCTAAATATTCAAACGGAACAGTTATGTCTACAGAAAATTATAATAAATTAACACCTACACAAACACCTAAAGTTTTAAATGCTCATGGAGGTATATTTGCTAAGTTAACCGACAGAAATATCAGCAAAGAAACAGCAGAAAAGTTTGGTGTTAAGGTTGTTTATGATGGAACAGGACAACTAGCACAACATCTGTATCCATTCTATATAAATCACGAACAATGTGCTACTAAAATTAGATACATACGAGACAAACGTTTCTCTTTTGAAGGAACCATACAGGGCTCGGGATTATTCGGACAAAATTTATTTAAAGAGGGTGGTAAATACTTGACAATTGTCGAGGGTGAATGTGATGCTATGGCTACCTATGAGCTTCTAGGAAGTAAGTGGGCAGTTGTTTCCATTAAACGTGGTGCTGCTTCAGCAGTGACAGATATCAAAGAAAGCATTGAGTATGTCGAAAGCTTTGACAATGTTGTGATATGTTTTGACAAAGATAAGGCAGGTGAAGATGCTGCAAAAAAAGTAGCAACAATACTTAAGCCCGGCAAAGCAAAGATTGTTACGCTTCCTAATGGGTACAAAGACCCTAATGATATGCTCAACAAAGGAAGACACCAAGAGTTTACAAGAGCTTGGTGGGATGCACAAGTTTATACACCGAGTGGAATTATACGAGTTGCTGACAAACAAAAAGAGTTTCTTAATCGTGAGCAAAAACAAAGCGTTCCGTATCCTTGGGAGGGATTAAACAAAAAACTTCTTGGTCTCAGAGCAGGTGAGCTTGTAACTCTGACAGGTGGAACAGGGCTTGGTAAGTCTAGTGTAACTCGTGAGCTAGAACACTGGTTAATAAAAGAAACAAACGATAATGTTGGAGTCATTGCTTTGGAAGAAGATTGGAAACGCACAGTGGATGGTATACTTTCTATTGAGGCAAACGATAAACTATACATTGACAGTACTCGTAATAGTTACACAGAAAATCAGCTAACAAATATGTTTGACCGAGTTTTTGCAAACGATAGAGTATTTATTCATGCTCACTTTGGTGCTAATGATATCGAAGAAATCTTTGCGAAGCTACGCTATCTGATTGTGGGTTGTGATTGTAAGTGGGTGGTTGTAGACCATTTGCACATGCTTGTTAGTTCAATGCTAGATGGTGATGAACGTAAAGCAATTGACAGCATCATGCACAGATTACGTAGCATGGTAGAAGAAACAGGTGCAGGAATTATCCTTGTCTCGCATCTAAGAAGAGTAGAAGGAAACAAAGGACATGAGAATGGTATTACTGTAAGTCTCTCTCATTTAAGAGGGTCTAATAGTATAGCTCAGTTGTCTGATTGCGTGATTGCCCTCGAAAGAAATCAACAATCGGATGATGATTTAGAATCGAGAACAACTAATCTTCGTGTGTTAAAGTCTAGATACACAGGGGATGTTGGCAACGCTACATCTTTAGTGTATAATAAAGACACTGGGAGATTGAACGAGTATGAGGATTCAGAGTTATTACATGACAGTGATGCCATTCCATTTTAGGAGGTAATATGGAATTAGTATTTGACATTGAAGCTAACGGTTTTTTATTTGAAGCTGACACGATTTGGTGTATTGTAGCTATTGATGAACACGATAAGGTTTATTCTTTTAGACCTGACCAAATAAAAGAAGGAATAAAATTTTTACAGTCAGCCGATAAACTAATCGGTCACAATATTATTGGGTATGACATTCCTTTAATTAAAAAATTATACGATATTAATTTGTATGACACTGATAAAGTTTTAGATACATTAACAATTTCTAGACTCTCTAATCCTGTAAGAGAAGGAGGACACAGTATTGAAAAATGGGGGTATCGTTTAGGAGGCGTACAAAAACAAGTACACGAAGACTGGACTCAGTTCTCTGAGGAAATGCTTACTCGTTGTATTAAAGATGTTAAAATAAATAAAAAATTATTTAATTATTTAAAAAAAGAATGTGTTGGTTTTTCAAAAGATTCAATTTTATTGGAGCATGAAACAACAAATGTCTTACAAACACAACATGAAAATGGATTTTTGTTTGATGAAAAAGAAGCAATGCTTTTATTAAGTAAATTAAATAAAAGAAAAAGTGAAGTCGAAACAGAAGTTCATGAAACATTTAAACCTAAATGGGTAGATGTTAAAGAAGTAAAACCAAAATTAAAAAAAGATGGTACTCTTTCTAAATCAGGTTTAACAGAAATAGAATACAGTGAACGAGTTAAAACAAATGATGTGTCTGTGTTTATGAGAAAAGAATTAAAAGAATTTAATCTTGGTTCTAGACAACAGATAGGGGAATATCTAAAAGACTTTGGTTGGAAGCCTAAGAATTTTACACCTACAGGTCAACCAATAGTTGACGAATCAACTCTTAACAAGGTTAAACACATTAAAGAGGCAAGTTTAATTGCTGAATTTTTGTTATTACAAAAAAGAGCTGCTCAAGTTTCGTCTTGGATTGATGCACTTAAAGACGATGGAAGAGTACATGGTTCTGTAATTTGCACAGGAGCTATTACAGGTCGGATGGCACACAGAAGCCCTAACATGGCTCAAGTTCCAGCTATATATAGTCCTTATGGTAAAGAATGTCGAGCCTGTTGGACTGTACCAGACGGATACAAACTTGTAGGTGTAGATGCAAGTGGTTTAGAATTAAGAATGTTAGCACACTACATGGCTGACGAGGAGTATATTAATGAAATTATTAATGGAGACATTCACACAGCTAACCAAACGTTTGCTGGACTTAAATCAAGAGATGAGGCAAAAACTTTCATCTATGCCCTCATTTACGGAGCAGGAGATGAAAAGATTGGAAGCATCATTAACGGAAGCAGAGCAGATGGTAAACTCTTGCGAGAACGCTTTCTTAGTAGTTTACCAACACTTGCAGCTCTTAAAACAAGAGTTGATATCGCATCAGAAAAAAAATTCCTTAAAGGATTAGATGGTCGTAAGATATTTTTACGACATAAACATGCAGCTTTAAATACTTTATTACAAGGAGCAGGTGCTATCCTTATGAAAAAAGGATTGGTAATACTTGATAAAAGACTTAGACAATCAAATTTAGATTTTAAATTTGTTGGAAATATTCATGATGAGTGGCAGATTGAAGTACGAGCTTGTCAGGCTAATAGAGTTGGACAACTTGCTGTTGAAAGTCTTATTGATGCTGGTAAATATTATAACCTTCGCTGTCCTATGGATGGTGAATACAAGATAGGAGAAAATTGGAGTGAAACCCACTAAAAAAGATAGAAAAAAGTTTGACATTGACCTA